TGAGGGAGGAAAGTTTATAAATATAGTACGGCAGAATGAGGCATATATAAATACTAACGAAGAAGAAAGGGATACTATTATGCAAGATGCCGTAGCAAACATGTGCAAAATTCGCACTCTGTTTTTTAATAAAGGCAGAATTATGAGCCCCATTATATATGATAACAATTTAGAATTATTATATGTGTATACAGCAAGAGTAATATACATAAAAAAATTAATGGAAACTGAATAGTATGGACTACAAGCGCATTAAGTTAGACTTAGATACGGAAGAAATAATGAGAAGTCTTTTTGACTGTAGCGAATACTGGCAATCAAGGAGTACCGAGTACCCTTTTTATACCTTGGGTAAGTCAGCATACCTCGACGGAAAGACTGACGCATACTACGAAGATTCAGCATGGCTAAATGATATATTACTAGGACACTTTTATGGGCTTTATGAATCTGTAATACATGTATTACAAGAAGAGTTAGATGAACCTATAGAGTTAGCACATGACTTAGCACTGCCGGGGTTTCATATCTTTCCTACTAGTCCTAAGTTTTTAACTATCGCTGGTAACTGGCATCAAGACTACCCTCATACAACTTTAGGGTTGGGAGACGTAGACCCTCTTGCCTTTACTGTAGCAATAAAGCTTCCGAAATCTGGAGGAGGGATGGACTACATAGATGAGTTTCATCAGCCTCAGCACTTGCAATATAATGAAAAAGATTTAATATTACATGATGGACAGACAATACACCGCATCGCAGGTATTAAAGAGTACGTCCCTGATGAACATAGAATCACCTTTCAAGGACATATTATTAGGCGTAATAATATTTTGGAGGTATTTTGGTAATGATACACAACGAAGATAAAAATAGTGAGGGTATGTCTCTTTTTAAAGAAAAAGAAAAGTGGCGGGAGGATGAGGTACAAGCAGACGAAGAAAAACACTTAGGCACAGTACGATGCCGATGGTGTAAATTTAAACAACAAAAACAGGGCTCGGTACTATGTGAATCATGTGGTAAAGAGGTGTCAGTGTGATGGCCGAGTTTGTATTGATGGTAGCTTTAGGTAATGAGGTGGGTAATAATAGTTGTTGCCTTAAAGAACATTACGTCGGCACATTTAAATCGTGCGTTGAAGCCCATGAATACGTAGAGAACCACATGCCCAAAGGACCAAAAGAAACACGATGCCTTCTCAAAGAATACATAAATTTACCAGAAGACTTTAAACACAACTATATACTTGACGCATGTAAAATAAAAAGGGATTGCGATGGCAAAGATTAAACAAACAGAAACACGTATGGAACCCGTACACAAACGAACTAGCCAAGGTGGTAGGGTAGTTAAGACTAGCTCAATGAATAAGAACCAGAAGACTGACTATAAAAAATACAGAGGACAGGGCCGTTGAAAACCCTTATTCATGTTAACCAACATGTTATAAAGTCAAACAGAAAGAACAAGATAGAAGAACCTGTATTGACTGTTAAGACGTACAAGAGCAACACCTATGCACATGAGGTCAATATAAAAGGTGACTCTAAAGTAGTGTACAGCCCAGACAAACCACTATCATGTGGCGCACATGTTTGGATAGAAACCCAATCGGAAGTGGAGATAATTAGATAATGGCAGACTTTACGTGGAGTTACTCATCACTCAAACAGTACCAGAATTGCCCGAAACAGTACCAAGAAATAAGGGTATTAAAAAATTATACTGTAAAAGAATCTGAAGCGATGATATACGGGAAAGAAGTTCATTCGGCGTTGGAAGAATATGTAAGAGATAACAAGCCGTTAGCTAAAAACTACTTAAGGTTTAAAGAAATGGCAGATACATTGATTGCTATTCCAGGAGAAAAGCATTGTGAGGTTGAGATGGCCTTGACGAAAGACAAACAACGGTGTGACTTTCATGACCCAAAACGGTGGGTACGAGGCATAGCGGATTTACTTATTGTCGATGGGGAACACGGATTTATTGTAGATTATAAAACAGGTAGTAATAAATATCCTGACACTAAACAATTACGCCTTATGGCGTTGATGGCGTTTGTTCATTTTCCACAACTGAATAAAATAAAAGCGGGGCTTCTTTTTGTCATGAAAGACAGTTTTATTACAGCCGAATATAAACGTGAGGACATGGAGAGCTCATGGAAACAGTTTTTATCTCCTCTAACTAAACTTGAAACCTCTTATGAAACAGATGTGTGGAGGCCTAATCCAACGCCTCTTTGTGGGTGGTGTTCTGTTGACACTTGCCAGTTTCACAAACCCCGCGGACGATAGGATTCGCGCAGGGGAATTTATTTGGTGGTGTAAAAGAGTAGCAAATAACAATGTATAATAGTGGTTGACACGAAGTAGTAATCAGTTTAAAATTTTAGTTTATTATAAGCACAAGTCGCGTTTGACTTATTAGTTAAGGATTGCATGGAAATTATAGAAAACACCGCAGTTAAATTCACTGTCCCTGAGTATATGGTCCCCCATATAAAATCAAATATTAAAAAGTTTGAAGTTTTGGGTAAAAAAGGCGAGCTGTTTGAGGTATTAATTTATTGGGGTCTTGAGGAAATGACTCGGCTAAACCAATTAATATCTTTTAAAAACGCTCTTCCTTCTCCAATGGCTCGTGACTACGAATGGCCGGGCATGTATACCCCGTTCGCACATCAAAAAACAACATCTGAATTCTTAAGCATTAATCGCCGAGCTTTCTGTTTTAACGAGGCAGGCACAGGCAAAACATCCTCAGCCGTGTGGGCAGCCGATTACCTAATGAACCAAAAAGAAATTCGCCGGGTCCTTATTATCTGCCCACTATCAATTATGTTTTCTGCGTGGCAAGGGGATATATTTAATACGGCTATGCACAGAACAGTTGGGATTGCTCATGGAACAGCGAGCAAGAGAGAAAAAATTATCAACGAAGAATATGATTTTGTTATTATAAATTATGACGGCGTAGGAATCGTTAGAGAAACGATTAGCAAAAATAAGTTTGATTTAATTATTATTGACGAGGCTAACGCGTATAAATCTCCTAGCACAGCTAGGTGGAAAACCATTGCAAAACTAATAAAGCCGGAAACTCGATTGTGGTTAATGACGGGTACTCCTGCAGCTCAATCGCCAGTGGACGCTTACGGGCTTGCTAAATTAGTATGCCCACACAACGTACCTAAATTTTCAGCAGCTTGGAGAGACAAGGTTATGCAGCAGCTTACTCGGTTTAAGTGGGTTCCAAAAGATAACGCGAAAGATTCTGTATTTAAAGCCTTACAGCCCGCTATTCGGTTTGCAAAAAACGATTGCTTAGATCTTCCTGAATTAATGTATCAAACGAGGGAAGTTCCGTTGACTCCGCAGGTTATGAAATACTACACCCAATTAAAAAAACAAATGCTTTTTGAAGCTTCAGGCGAAACCGTAAGTGCAGTTCATGCGGCAGCTAACTTAAATAAGTTACTCCAAATATCAGGGGGAGCGGTCTATACCGACACTAAAGAGGTTATTGAATTTGATATTAAGCCCCGTTTGGCGGCGTTAAACGAAGTTATAGACGAAACGGAACACAAAATTATTATCTTCGTTCCCTATCGACACACGATAGAAGTTGTTTCAAGGCACTTAGCGGACCAAGGAATTACCGCAGAAATTATTAATGGCCAAGTATCTGCTACGGAAAGAGCTAGAATTATTAACCAATTTCAGGTGTTTGAAGACCCTCGCGTATTAGTTATTCAGCCCCAAGCTGCTTCGCATGGAGTAACTTTGACCGCAGCAAACACGGTGGTTTTTTGGTCCCCTGTAATGAGTGTTGAGACTTATTTACAATGTATCGCCCGCGTAGATAGAGTAGGGCAAAAGAACAAAATGACAATAGTTCATTTACAAGGGTCTGATGTGGAAAGAAGGATGTATAAAATGTTACAGGGTAAAGTAGATCTGCACACAAAACTTGTTGATTTATATAGGGAAGAGATGGGCATATGAGTAAATACCCTAGAGAAACAGTAGAGGAAATAGTGGAACATATTGTATCTACCGCGGAAGAAATAGAGTTGGGTAGATATGAGGTGGGACATCTAATCATAGTACTTAATTTGATACTTTGTTCTCATTACGATTTAGATGTTACCGAGTTTTGCCTTACGTTATTGAAAGCTCATTCGGAGGCAGAAAAATCTATCTTAGCAAAAGATTTACAGAAGATAGATGTAGAGGAAGTTCTTAGTAAATTTATGAAGGGAGGAAAGAAATGACTGACGCAATAGGGGAAACAATAAAGTTAGACGATTATGTTAAAGCCTATCTTGCAATACGGGCGCAAAGAGAAAACCTGAAGAGGGATTATGACCTGGCAGATTCAGAATTAAAAGCTGAGATTGCTAAACTTGACGAAGTTCTTTTGGCTGAGTGCAATAATATTAATGCCGATAGTATTAGAACAGGAAGTGGAACTATTATTAAAACCCTCAGAGAAAATTTTGTTTGTGGAGATTGGGACGGACTCAAAGAGTTTATTATGGAGAAAGACTTGATTGAACTTCTACAGCAAAGGCTTCACAGCGGAAACCTGAAAGAGTATTTAATTACCCACGGAGCCGACGGACTACCCCCGGGAATTAGCTCTATCAGAGAATACAGTATTGTAGTTAAAAAACCATCTAAAACTTAAGGAGAATTACATGAGTAGTGAATTAGCAAATATTATCCAAAACAATCCGGGTCTTGCACAGACAGGATTAGACGCGGATACTTTAGCCGTTGCAGGAGGAATTAACACCGGCTCTAAACGCATATCAATTAAGGGAGGAGTCTTTAGAAAGTATGCGGGAGGTAAAGAAGTAGGCACAATTGAAGACCGCCACATGAACGTTATTATAGTTAAGATGGCTCATACGGCGAATAGAATGTTTTACGCGCAGCAATATCAAGAAGGGGTCTCAGTAAGCCCGACTTGTTGGTCGACTGATTCAAGGGTTCCAGACGCTGATGTAGAGACTCCACAAGCAAAATCGTGTGACCAATGTACGTATAGTGTCAGAAATTCTGCGGCGGGTAACGGGTCTTCATGCCGTTTATCATGGCGCGTAGCTGTTGTGCTACCCAATGATCCTAGTGGGGACGTACTACAAGTCACTTTACCTTCGACATCATGTTGGCAAAAAGAAGACAGCGGCAAGTGGGGGTTCAGACCATACGTTCAAATGCTTGCAAACAACAATGTAAGTGCGAGCCGCGTTATAACTAAAATACAATTTGATAGCAAAGCGGCCACGCCTAAATTATTGTTCTCTCCTGTTGGAGCCGTCCCGCCAGATGATGTACCAATTATTGATAAGCAAGCTAAGAGCTCAGTAGCGGAGCAAGCAACCAAGCTATCGGTATATAAACCCGCAGAGGATGTAGCTGCCCCTGCACAACCTACAGCTGCCACACCCACACAGGAAATTTTACCTGGGGTATCTTCGCCAATTGTGGCAGAAACATCGCCAGACGTAAGTGAAGACCAGCCTAAAATAAAAGAAGCGGCTAAAGCGCCAATCGAAAAACCTACGGATGTTAATGACATCGTTAAAAAATGGTCGGTAAAAGACTAGGAAGGATATTATGGCATTATATACAGAAAAGTATTTGAGGGCGGCTAGTGAGTTTAATGATAAGCGATTAGGGGTGCAGTTTGGCAAGTTGTGTATTCAAGCTAACCTGCCTCCTAGCATGATTGCTAAGGCACTTCATGTGTCTCGAATGTCGGTCTACAATTGGTTTAAGGGCAACCCCCTCCGAGGCAAAAACATTAGTAAAATTGAACGGGCCATAGACATTATAGAAAAACATTTAGAGCTTCATACTTTACCCGCTCAAACTGTAGTACAAGCGAAAGAATTTATTTATAACAATATAGCAGACAATATTTAATACAGTAGTATAATGGAAGGTG